CCATGACCATGTAGCCTTCCGGAATGCCGCCGGCGGTCGTCAAGATCGCGTTCACATCGTTGTCCGCCGTGCCTGGCCGAAGTTCGGTCTTCGTCAGACGGATACCGACCGGTTCGAGCGCCGGCGGGATGATGAGCTTGCGGCCGCGCGAGAACATCTTCAGGCCCGCCTGGTCGCGGAAGTTCGTGCGGATCGAGATCATCGAATTGAGCAACGTTGCTTCGTTCAGGTCGACCTGGGTAGTGGGCGTGTTCGCAATCGTTGTGCCATCGATCGGGTGCGCCGTTGAGCACAGCGCCACACCATCGCCACCCACGGAGGCGTTGTAGGTTGTCGCGGTGTTGAGCACGTTCGCCGCGTAAATCTCCTGCGCCTGGTGGAAGGACTCGATCAATCCTAAGTTCGACGGGTGAAACTGCGTCTTGTACAGGTTGTCGTCGATCGCCTTGCGCGTGATCGCATATCCCAGAGCAATTTCATTGTGCTCCTGGTTGTAGACGTAGCGCTCTCCTGCATTGTTGTCGAATGCGGTCTGACCGCCTTCAGTCTTTAGCTGCGCGAGTCCCAAGTAGCGCATCTCGGCGGTGCGCTCGAGAGCCATTTTGCTGTCGAACTTCGTGAAAACTTTATCGTACTGAGACGGGATCTGTTCGAACTTGCCTGTAATGCCACGCAACCCAGGCAATAGCAAATCCTTGATTGCGGAAAGATTAACGGCCATCAGTGTTCTCCACGGGCACTACGACATGAGCCCACGCTTTGCCTGTTCGAATTCGCCAAATACTCTGAGATTCCACTCCATATATTTCACTTAGAGCCTTCAGGCCAAGCGTGGAGGATTTTATTTCGATGACTTGCTGAGTTGTGAGTTTTGACGTTCCTATCTGCTCACCGCGCACATCACGTCGACCGCGCGCCTCTCTATCAGCCATATTTTCTTTTGCAGTGCCAGCACGAAGATGTGCTGGGTTGACACACAGTGGCGTATCGCATTTGTGCAGGATATGTAGACCATGCGGAATAGGTCCCGTGAAAACCTCATAGCTGATGCGATGAGCGTGCCGGTTCTTGGTGCCGATATAAAAAACGCCGTATCCTTTATCGCTCTGCGGACCAGTCCAAAGCCAACAGCCAGTATCCGACATTCGGCACTTATTGAAGATACGCGCCTTTGCCAAATCCTCATCCGACACCCGCTCAAATGGAATGTAGTCGGACATGCTGATTTCGATCGGTTTACCCATATCAGGTGTTCACCGCAGTGCTGTTGCCAGTTTCTACGTTGTTGAAGGCGAACACAGCCCAGTTGTATGCGCCCGATGCGGTGCCCGGCGCTCCCGGTGGATCAAGTACGAGCTTAACCAGCCGGAACGGGTAGGCCGAATTCGTCGATCCACCGTGAATGATGAACGCGCCAGAGATACCATTGGCTGCCGTGCCGGTGCCAATGTTGAAGTCGAAATTCGCGCCCACATCAGCCTGCACCAGGCCGGTGGAGTCGCTTTGCGCGAGGAACTGCGCGTTCCGATCATTGATGACGTACGCTTCGATGGTCGACTGCGCAGTGCTCGCGACATCGGAGCCAGGCCAGTAATTCGACCATGTGGTGCGCTTCGCCGCGGTCGACAGGTATTTGCATCCCTGGAATATGCCAGCGAGAGTCACAGTCGATGAACCTGCGGAACCCGCAGCTTGCTTCAGCGTGCCATCGCCTGACCCTTGGCGTACAACCGGATCACCGTAGTAGATGGCCGCAGTGTTGTAGTCGATGCCGCCATTGCCGAACGTCACCTGTTCGTAGGTCGGAACTGAACCCGTGCCTGAGTACTGCCGGAACCCGAACGGCGCGTTGGTGTTCGCCATGACGGACATCTCCTAATCGGAGGTCGTCATGCGCTACCGGAGGCGTGAGTGACCCGAAAAAACTTTGTCGTTAAGCTAGAGCACCGGGCCCTAGGGGTGAGCGGAGTAAATCATGAGATTTACGCGCTTGTCAAATTTTCAATTATCCGGCCGCACCCTGATATGCGTCGTCGGCCGAAACTTAGGCCGCGCCTCACGCAAATCCCGCAAGATTTCCTCCGCCAATTCCGTCAACGCATCGACACGCCTTTCGATGTGGCGGACCTTGCGGAGGATTTCTTCTTCCTCGTGCGTCTGCAACGTCACATCACACCGGCGTGACAGTAATCCCAGAGGTCGGCGCGAAAGTGACGGGCGTACCGGCTTCGGTGAAGGATTGACTAACGCTGGATAGCGTTGCGCCATTCACGTCCTGATCGGTGGCGACCACGGTGCCTGCGCCTGGTGCGACGGACGTCTGAAATGTAAACGGTGGCGTCTCTTTGCCCGTAAGGACAACAGGTGCCTGCGCGACTCCGGTGGAATCCGTGACCACGACGCTTGTGCCCGCGTAGGCGGCGCCGGTGGGAGAAGTGATCGGCGCGCCTTGAGTTAAGGCGATGGTGACTTGGACGAGAGTGGTTGACATGAGCGATGTCCTTTGACGTGAATGGGATCTGGCGCGTGAAGAATACTCGAACTTTATGACAATGGTATGTGCGGTAGCGTACTTATTTAGGCACCGCAATCGTTTCAAACGATCGGCTGATCTTGCTGTTGGCTTCAAACGGCGAGTTAGGACCCGCCGGCTGACCCTTCAACTGCGCTTCCTTTTGTCCCACCTGCTCGCGCGCCTTGCGCTTCTCAAGTTGGCGCACTTCCTCGGTGATTTCCAAGGGGCGCTCCATCAAGATCATACCCTTGCGCTCAATCGTCATGCCCTCGTACTTGTCGGGCATCAACTCCGGATGCCGGCGCGCCGGGACCGCCGCCCAGCCGCGCTGCGCGATCGACACCTGATAGGAGGGGTCCTGAGCGCCCAAGGTCGTGTAGCGCTTCCACTCGTAGGACCAGCCATCCGGGATGATGCGCGGATCGATATAGAACTCATCCGTCCCTTGATCCATCGTGCCCAAATGATCGCGCAACTCCGCGGCGCGGCGCGCGGCACGCGTGCGGGGATCTTCCTCGCGAAAGGTCTCTCGAACTGGCGCATCGGCCTGAGTGTCGGTGGCGACAGTCGTCTGAGGCGCGGCCCCAGGCAGTGGCGCGTGCGGGATCTTGCGGCGCGGGATCGCATCAGCAAACGGTGATTCATTTTCGGTCATGGCTGAGTCCTTAGTTGAGTTTGCCATCTTTCTGCAACGCCACCTTGTTGCGGGCGTATTCTTCGGGCGACATCTGCATCATGGAGGCGATTTCAACCTCCGCCGGCGTCAACGTCACCACGTTGCGCCGATTACCGGCGCCGTTGCCGGAGCGCGTGACGGGAGCAGCGGCTGGCGGCGCGCGGCGCTGCACGGCGGCAGGCTTCGCGGCCTGTGCGGTCGGATCATCGGCGCCTGTCGTGTCCACTTCGACATGCGTGTGAGCGCCGTTCGCGGACGCATCGCCTGCGATGTCCAAGGTCTTTTCAATCGACGTGAAATACCCCGGCGAGTCTGGCGCATTCCCGCGGGCGATGGCAATCTCATGGGCGGCGAGCATTTCGCGGTTTTTCTTTGCATCCCGCACGTAATCTGGGTGAGCGCGCACCCAGGCGGCTGATTGTGGCGTTAAGCGCGCGGCAAATTGCTCCACTGGGTCTGCAATTGGGCGTGGGGTGGGCTTTGGCGCCCGCTCGAGCGCGGTTTTGCCGTTTTCGAGCTGCAACAGCTTCGCCGCGTTGTTCGACATCTCCAATTGCAGCTCTGCGACCTTCGGATAGTCTTGTGCGGCCAGCGCTTCGGCATACCCGGCCTTCAAATTCTCATTCGACTGCTTGACACTCGCGATCGCGGTGGTCAAGAGGTTCAAATTCGTGTCTTGCACCTCGGTGCGGGCGCGTAACTCCGAGTCCGATGACTCCTGAGCTCGCCGTTCCGCATCCGCGCGCGCGTTGCGCTCTGTCTCGAGCTGTTTTTTGAGTTTTTCGAGCCCTTCATCGGGCGTCAGTACAATTTTGTCATCGACTTTGGGAGTCTCGACGACTTTGGCGACCTCGATCACTGGCGTATCGTCGGTTTTGCCGCCCTTCGCCGCCGCGTCGGCTGCTTTTTTCGCCTTGTCGGCGTCGATGGCGTCCAGATCTATCTTGATTTCGGTTTCAGTTGCAGCCATATGTCACCATACCATCGAGGGGTGCGAAATTTTCGCGCGAATATGCCTGGCGAACGCGTGCCGACAAGGCACAAATTCCTTCAAATCGTAAACATTCGGATGCGTATTGATGTCGAGAGCCCATCCATCGCTTGGGCGCAGCACCACCCAGTCATGCAACTTCACATCGAGCCCGAAAAAGTCGCAGCCTGGGCCTATTTTCAGCACCAGGTGTGCTTTTCCCTGGTACAAATCCTCTTTCAGGGTGCTTTTCACTAGCACGATGCCGCCTGCAGTCATTTCCGGGCGCTGATATATCGCCAATAGCACTTCGCCGGGTGCGATGTCGTAATCCGACAGATCGCCGATCTTCTCGAGGATCTCTTCCTTCGTATCGAGCATGTCTTCCCGCTTCTTGATCGCTGCAACTGACATTCAATTACCTCTTTTTGTTGATGGCGGTAGCGATTTCATCGCAGTACGAATCGGTCACGAGCCTTAGTCCCGCAATTTTTCCGATGTTGTATCGATATTCGGCATAGTCTGGCATCGCAAGACCGGCAACGATGTTATGCGTCAAGCGAGTGATTTCCTCTTCGATGCGCTTCTTGAGTTCCTTTTCAAATTCGCTATCGGATAGCATTACGCGACTCTAGGCCACTCGACCATCAGTTCGCGCAGATGAAATTCTAGCAATCGATCCGGGAGTATATCGAGCCTCACGGCCACCATGCCGGGCTGAGTGGCGATGACTATCGCGCCGAGCATATCTCGAAACGCTGAGAACTCTGAACATACCTGTACCCGCCGCACACTCACCCGTAAGCTTCGATTTTTTGAAGTCTCCCGAGTCCACCGCCGGCGCCAGAATCAATCGGGTATGCGCGTCCGCCACGCTTGCGCGCCATCGGCGGCGGTCCCATGGGGGGCGCCGCTCCTGCGGGCGGCATCGGTGGCGGTACGCCCTGATGTAGTCCCACAGGGCCGCCTTGAGGGGATGCCATTCCCGGTGGCGGCATCGGCATTGCCGGCCGCTGCGCACCGCCGGCCGGGGCGATGATGATATTCACGTTCATGCCCTTCTTCGCGCGGCCGCCTTTGGCGCGGGCGATACGGTCGCCCTTCGGGCGCGTACCATCGGGGATCGCGCCACCCGATTTGCGGGTCATCATCGGGCGAATCGGCATCGGTCGTCCCGCCATGGGCGATGGTGAACCACAGCCACCGCCTATCAACTTGTGCGCGCGTCCGCCTGATTTTCGACTTACCGAATCGCTCCACGCAGGAAGCGCCATGCCGCCCATGGTCTTGTGCGCGCGTCCGCCGCGCTTCATGCCGCCGATGTGCTTCGGTCCCTCGCGATCCTCGTTTGCTTTCTTGATGTCT